CTTCTTGCTGTTGTTTGGTAAAAACAAAATCTTGCCTTCTCCAAGCATCTTTCAATTCACGAAGATGAGGTAGAACATTTACAGTGTCAGTCATTCCGAAATGTACTCCAAATAGCAGTAACCAATTTGTTTGCGTCCTTGATGAGTTGTGGTGTCAGTTTCTACATCTTCACTTTCAAGTTTTTTAATGCGACGATCTGTTGCAGTATTTAGTTTTGTAATCCAGAATCCTTTTTCGACGGTAAATGTCATTTCAGTAATCGTAGTTGGAGTTCAGGTAAGAGTTGAAAGATTTGTTTTCATCTTCGACTTCATCAAAGAGTCCATCGTAAGATGCTTCTGCAAAGTCAAAACCAGCAGATTCTTCAATTTGGAAATCATCAAAGGAGTTCATGAGGTGTTCCTTAACTGAACAAATGTAATGTAGAGGATTTTGGAGAAGAAATCAAGAGTGTTGTGCCACTATTGCAACTGGCACAGAACACTCAAGCGATTGCGAATCTGAATCATATCTTCTTCATCCAGTTCATCAACACAATCAACTGGAGCAAACTCATGCAGATTCACACTTCCATCAGAATAGATGGGAGCAAAATAAAGTTCATCACCATCTTCTTGCGAAAGAGTGTAGACGCAAGCACTGTTTTCAGATGTGTAGAGAATCATCAAAAAATCTCAGGAACAAATGTAATGTAGAACGGATTGAGACGTTGTGGAGAAACTGTGTGCCAGTTGTCTAACTGTCCACTAGCGTCTCATAATTGCTTTCATTTCTGCTCTTTTTTGTGCTTGTTGTGCTTGTGCTTCCGCACCAATCTCTTGGTGAACGTGCTTGATTTGTGCAGACTTCTGTGATGCTTGGCGTCTTGCAATCAGTTGATTATACAAATTGGGTTCCATGGTTGGAGTTTGCTCTGTTTGCAACTCCCTCTTGATTTCTTGTTTTAACGCTTCTCTTTTTGCTTCATTTGCTTTTCGAGTATGATAAGATTGCGCTACTTGCTGTGCAGAGGTTTCACGCCTTTGCGTCTGTTGACGAGCAGCAATTCTTCTTTGTTCTATGCTTTCTTGAAATTGCTGAAACGTCTTCATTTTACCAATGTTTTTTGATTATTTATCGTTGGGACATCATTCCAGTGTCTTATGACGCCTGCAACAATGAAAGCGTTAGTAATAAGGTAAGTGACAAATATAAAAGTTCGTATGCAAGCAATATGATCCGATTCTCTATCATCTTTACTTGCTTTTTCACCCAATGCCTTCGCCCACCATCGCCAAACCGTCTTTCTCTTTTTCATATGCTGATTCTCTTGATGTTACATATTCTAATTCTTTCCACTGATCTGGGTAACAAACCACAAGCAATCTATCGTTTTTATGAATAGGACAACATTCAAGATTGATTTCATCTTTTGGACGTACAGAGTGTTCAATCGTGATATACTCTTTGTCCTTAAAATAAACCCAACCTTCAATACCATTTTTCCACTTCACATAATCGTTGACTTGTGGTTCGTAACTCATACAAATGCTGCTTCCAAAGGGTTAAGGTTTAGAGGCATCGCAGTATAATTCCGCGTGTCCGTGATATTTACACAAGCACCGATTGTACTACTATTAATGGGGGCGAAGTATTCTCCTGATTTGGGTTTATAGAATCCCCAAATGGTTCTGGTTGTTTCGCCGTGATTGTAATCAAACTTACGATAGCAACGCAACCAAATAGAAATTGTTCCTTTTTTGAACTCATCAAACTCATAAGAATAACCCTCTGGTGCTATGTGGTGAAAATCAGCAATCATAGAACTTGTCTTTTGACATGTATTTAATTTGTTCTTGAAGTTTGATGATTTCACTTTGTTGTTCACTAATCTTGTTTTGTAAATAAGCAATACGTTCTTGATATTGCTCTTTGAGATTAAACTCCAAACGATTTAGCGAGGTATCAATCATCAGGTTGTGAACTCTTCAATAACAGCAGACTCTACATCTTCAGCAAGAGCATAAGTGCGTGAGTTGAGAATGTTCTCTCTCAAATCTCCATAATACTGTGAATTATATCCATCATCAAGAGTAGTAATCAAATCAAAACATTCTTCATCACTTTCAGCAATCACATTCCAAACTCCACCATATTCTGATTGAGGAAAGGGAATGTAATGTTCAACGATGTAGAGAAACTTTTGTGCCATTTGTCTTTGTAAATACCTCTCAAGTTTAATTGTTATCGTACTCTTTGTCAATCGCATCATCAGCATCAGATGCAACCACAAGAAGTGAAAAACCGATTGTAAGAAGGGCACCAAGTCCCATACCAAGAATAAAAGTCATCAATAAAACTCCGCTAAAAAATACTCAACTGTAACTTCGTATTTTTCTGCTTCTGCTTCAACTTCTTTCCAAAAGTCTTCCGCTGCTTTGTCCATTTCTGCTTGTTTAATCATGTCTCGGATGCGTTTGGGAATCATTTGGATTTCTCCTTAAGTTGTGCTTCTTCGCGTGGGTACATTACCTTGAAGTAATATACCATAAGTGATGATACAAATGCAACAAGTGCAGTGTAGATTGCTATAGCAAGTGCGATACTCATTCTACTTTACAGTCAGGGTGCCAAACTTTAAGTTGAGAGCAATAGTGCTCCTTAGCATTCATTTTATCATACCCATCAAACATCTTCTGATCTCGCTGGACTAGAAAGACATTCCAACCAAGAATGACAGCAAAACCAATCAATCCAGAGATAACATATTTTTTGTTTGTGTTACTCATACTGCAAGTGCTCCAGAGGGGATTTCAACGATTTCAGGAAGTTTGCTATCATCAAACTGATTCATATTGTAGCACACCCATTCACCATTACGGAAGACATATGCAAACTCTTCGCTGTTATCAGGAAGCAGATACTCTACAATATCAGAATCAAGACGAGGAGGGCAGTTTTCACCACGAGCAGAATAATACTCTGCTTCCTTGTCATCATTCCAACAGGACGACATATCACCACCATCAATCAGTTCAGAAACTTTCTCTTTGGTGTTGTAATGAGTAGTCAGAATACGACCCAACCATTCAGGATAACCATCCCAATGATGATAGGCAGAAAGAATACTACCATCTTTGAGTTCAAGTCCAATTCGTGCGCGAGTTGCCATGATGCTTTGAAGTTACTTGAAAGGGGTTTGTGTTGTCTTGAAGCAACCTGTGTGCCTCATGAACTTAAGATAGGGCATCCAGCAGGGGATTGGTAGTCTCAGTGGACGGTTCCATAACTGTCACACGGTTTTCAATTCTGCGAGTGCAGATGTTGTAATACTTTTCATCAATCTCAAAACCAACATAGTTTCTGTTGGTTTCAATGCAGCAAACAGCGGTTGTTCCTGCTCCCATAAAAGGATCTAGAACTAAATCACCTTCATTGCTCCAAGAGAGAATGTGATCTTTTGCCAGTGCTTCTGGATACATCGCAGGATGCTCAAAAGCAAACTTATCTTTAGTTGTATATCCTGCTCCTGTGTTATATTTCCAGATATTGTTGCGGGGAGAGAACTGTGGGGTGGGTTTCTGCTTGCGCTCAACCAGATTTCCCTCTTTATCCCTAAATGTACCTTTGCCCCAGTTAGTCCATCCTGCCCACTTATTTTCTTTGTCGCAAATTAAATTTGCAGTTTTAGGTTTGCTTCCTTTGGAAAGAACAAACATGTACTCAAAGATTTGAGAATATCTGTTACCTTCTGCTCTGGCAGGAAAGGAAGAACCATTCTTCTCATATATCATAGTATCATGTAATTTGAATCCCAAATCCATGAAATGTAGTGCTTGGCGGAAAGAACTGCCAGTTTCGCTAGATTTAATCACAGCATCACCAACCACCCAGACAATTACACCACCAGGTTTTGTGACTCGATACAGTTGTTCTGCAACTTCCTTGAATACATTGAAATCCCACATTGATGAATCATTGTAGGTGCGAAGGTTATCGTATGGTGGACTCGTTACAGTCAAGTCAATCGACTCTTCCTGCAACTTCTTCATACCATCAATACAATTCTCTTGAAAAACAGCGTTCATGAAAGGATCGGAGACAATAAAAAAAAGGGGGGAGAAACCTCCCCCAGTATTCTACCAAGAAACTCAGAAATAGGCAATAGGAGTCTTCTTGAAGACTACATTTTTGGTTCCTTTGGTACAACGTCCAAACACCATGCTTTCTTGAATCTCGGTGAACATTTCTACAGGAAACTTGAAAGTGGTGCGGGAGTTGTTACCAGTATGAGTGCCCATGCGGGTGATGCGAATATCATCAAGAACGCACAGGTTCATGTTAGCAACAAATGCCTTAGTCTCAAGAAGTTGATTCAGAGAAACATCTTTGTTGAAGTCCCAAAGAACTTGAACAAGATTCATGGGTTTCTCTTCTTTAGGAGAATGAGTTGCACCCTGAATGTCATTACCCTGTCCAGTTTTGATTTCGTAGGGTTTGCCCAGGAAAATCATGTCACCACCACTATTGAAAGAAGGGCGGCAGTCGTAACCTTTTTCTTGAAGGAAGAAGGGCAGGAAGAGTTCAAACATCTTGCCAAACTCCACACCCAAGTCAACACTGAACTCTGCCCTGGATTTGGAATCAGTCCAGAAAGAATCGCGGAGTTGATTGAGAGTCAGTTCAGGATTGATTTTCTTCCAGAACTTAATGATGCGGAAATCAAGAATCTCCTGATTAACTTCGTTGAGGATTTCTTCAAAGTTGTCGGAGATGATTTGATTAAGAGTCATGAGTAGGAATTGACTACGAATTAAAGATACATGGATTCTGGCGTCAGTGGGGAATCACTGTGCCACTTTGCGAACTGGACTTTTTGTGTTGCTTAATGTAGGCATGTGCCTGCGCCACAGTGTTGACAACATCTAGTTGTTGTCCATTGTGAATGATCATGAGTTGTTTTTTTCCGAAAGGAATGGCAGCATATGTGCCATCACCTACAATAAATCCTTCTTTCATCTTTTTGTTACCGAAATAGCAGGTTCACCTTTAGCAAAGATGGTATCAACAACACTCTGAATCTTCTTCGTGGTGTTGATACCAACAGAGTTGAAGGTAGGTACAATCACAAGTCCATAAGATTTCTGATATTGTGATAGATTGCCAGGTTCAATCTCACCAGTGCGAAGTCTCTTGGCATCATTGTGGTGCAATCTTACCACACGTCCAATGGTTTGAGTAATGCCAATCACATCCATGGAGCGCATAAAAATAACAGATTCTAAACCAGAAACATTGATACCTTCAGACAGGATAGAGTAGTGAAGAAGAATAAACTTCTTGGAATCATCAACACTCCACTTGTGTAGAGTATCAAAGAACTCCTCACGATTCACTTTCTTACCATCAATAATTGCACCAGTCTTAGAAGTAATCACCATCCAAGAATACCCACGTTCAGTCACTTCTTGGCAGAAGTCAGTTTGTGACATCAAAGCAATGATTTGTTTGGTTGCTTTGGAGCAAATGAGAATCTTAGAAACACCAGAGTCATCAATACTTTCCAGCAGATGATTACGATCTCGTTCAAAGGCATTTGTGCTGTCCAAAGATACTTGCTTGGCAACAATCTTGGGAGGAATGATGTAACCTTCGTTCACCATTCGTGGCGCAGCAATGTTAGCAATGATGTTGCCATAAACCTGAACATTATTCATGCCAGGTTTATTAGGAGTTGAAGAATACTTTGGAGTTGCAGTATAAAAATAGCAACGATCAGCATGTTGACTGAAGTGTTCAGTAGCAACATAGAAGTTCTTTTGCACACTGTTATGTGCTTCATCAAAATGAATTGTATTCACCTTGATACCTGCTTCCTTAATCTTGTGCAGAGAATGATAAGTGGTGAAAATTAGTTTATGTTTAGGAGCATCGGGATTAAATGCCACCTTCACTATCTGATCCCAGTGCTGAATATCTGCAGGTTTTGTAGTGCTAAAGTGAGTTGTCTCTCCTGAGTGAACATGAAGAACAGCAACATTGTCAATGTGTTCAAGATACTCAGAAGACAGTTGATTCGCAAGCAAAATACGAGGAGCAACAACCACAACAGTTTGTGGTGTCTCTTTCTCAAACTCTCTTATTGTGTCACCAATGCCTACAAGAGTTTTACCTGCACCTGTCGTTGCACAGATAATACCTTTGGGATAAATTGCAGTTTCCTCAAGACATTCTTGCTGGTGAGGGCGAAAGGAAATCATGAATTATGAACCAATGAATAAATTGTCGCACAAAAAAACCAGGGCGTCAAGCACCCTGGTATTAGGACAACTTATGGCATCATGCTGCTGCAACAACAGATGCTTTTTGAACATAATTATCCAATGTTCCGATATGACTTCCTTTTTTAGAAACACGTTCTTTACCTTCAGTATCTTCAAGATATGCTTGATTCAACCAGTATAAAGATTTTTCTACAAAAACAGGAATAGTTGAAAACGATTGTGCCCATTCCTCATCTGGTTTTTTCAACCATTGAATCATATTTGTAACGCCATCTAACCTACCCTCTGAATCTTTACCTTGAAAATCATCAGTAAATACACGTTTTACAATTTCTTTCGATGTTTCGTTATTGTACTTTTTCAAGAAAAGCAGTGCTGCTGTGCGTATCCACCCATGAATCTTATAAGGTGCGTTCCATTTGAAAGAATCAAGGAACTGTACTTCATCTTTGAATACAGAGTAAATTTGTCCCAAACCAAATCCATCATAAGATGTTGATTTTGTGAAAATGTTTTTGTTGTAAAAGTGTGCTGCCCAAGTAAAAGCACTAACTTCGTACAACTTATGATTTTGTAATTGTAGATTCAACAGACGACATGCACCATAGGCAAGATCTGCTGGTTTTTCAGTATTACTTGAATTGTCGTAAGTATAATACAATTCACGCAGTTCTTTGATAGATTCGACAGAAAACTTACTAGCAATTACATACTCTGGGATTTTATCAGAATATCCAAGTTGCCAAAACTTTCTGCGAGTGTGCCCATCAATCAAAAACGTAGTATCTTTCATGTACGTTACGCCGCTGGTAGGATCATAAGAATCCTCCCTAAGGACTGCAACTGATACTATGCAATGTTGTGGTTGCAAAATACCCAATTTTTCACGGGTTTTCTTGTCTTTTGCACGTTTGTCGTGATTACGTTGAACTGGACATTGTGTGATTTTTTCAAATTCACCGAATCCAATTTTTATCGTGCTGATTTTATCCGTCAAATCGACGCTTTGTTTTGTTGTCATGGTGTTCCTTCTTTTGGAATAAGAATCATTAGACATTCTTCGATAGAAATCTCTATGTCTAACTCTTATATTCTTACACAGAAAAGAAGGAACGTCAAGTCAGTGCACCAGTTTCAAAAGTGTCACAACATGATTAAATGAGGAGCAGCAGTTAATGATACTTCCACATCTTCATACATTTTATTAAAACTCACTTTTTTTGTTAATAGATTAGTTGTACCAGAACCCCCACCAACTGCATTAAATCCTCTTTTTGTAATCGCACCAAAAATAGTGAAGAAAATTGATTTTTTTAAGAAAGTTCTAAAGGATCTTCCCCCTACGAAGAAGAAATAAGACATTTGCAGTGAAGTATAGTGTTCTGGAAGTCTATCTGGTACTGTTGTATATTTTTGTTGTTTCTCATTCCACTTAAGTTGTTCTCTAGGAATGACATCTAGATTGGATCTAAATCCACCCTCTTTTTTTATTGAATAAATCATTCCTTTCAAATATTTTTCAAATCCGTCTGGATACGAAATCTTCCCAAAAAATGGTTCCATAACTTTCAACAATTCTTTAAAAGAATGAAACTTTTTAGTGGATAATAATGCTATACACTTTCGATATTCTGGGAGTTGTTTAATTTGATTAAACTGATTCACTGCAGTTGCTCTATTTTGAGATTGTAAATTACTTAGGATAATATTATCAAACATTCTTTTCATTTTACTACTCAGTACGTTCATAATTTGATTATATCCAGGATATCTTTTTAAAAATGGTTCTAATGAAGTAGGTGCCATTCCTGCAACCCAAGGTGTACTTGCACTTTGAGAGGTACTAATATAAAACTTACCATTAAAACTACCAGCGCCGTTTGCTGGTAACGGTTCTAAACCAAAAATAGTATTATCAAATTGAGGATCTATTTTCTTATAATTAAAATCAAAAAATAGTTTCCAAGTTGATGCAGAACCACCATCTCTAATATCCCATTTGTCATACTTAATATCAATTACATCTTCAATTATTCTTTCAACTTGATTTGGAGATTTTCCATTCAAAACAATCACCAGTTGAGAATATGGATCTAGATTACTTTTAGGAACTTTTCCAATATTTTTCAAATCACCTGCAAGTTTTACTGATGTCGATGATTCTCTTCCCTTTGGCATTTTATGAGATACTGGAATTAAATCACCTGATTTTAGATACTTTTTTATAAGTCCAGAATAAGTTTTATCTTTATACTTAAAATAATTGAGGAGAATAGTTTCGTCTTTTTTTGGATTTATGATGGTATCGGTGAAATCTTTTTTAATTTGATTTACTATGGAATGATTTACGATATAAAAATCGGCGGGAGTTAAATTAGTTACGCTTGCTCCCGCCGATAAGGCATCTGCAAATACTTTTGAAAGTCTAGTTAAACACTTATTTTTTATGACATCAACAAATACGCTATCCTGCCCGTAGATTCTATAATCCTTTCCCGCCTTCAAAAAACTTGAGTCAAAAAGACTTACCATTTGATTATAAATTGCTTCCAGGTGCATATCACCTTTTCCAGTATTAAAAGCATATTTACTTTTAAGAACTGCGAAATTAAAGTTTGGTTCTAAGTGTGCTTTATATTCTTGAGATAGTTGAGTTATTTTAAAATCTTTGAAAATATCAATCCAATCTTGTTTATGTTGATCTGAATCTTTTTTATAATCAGGATGCACTAGAAAATATGCAAATGCTAAACATGCAAGATTTTCTTTAGGATCTGCTACTGCTGCCATAACCCTTTTTCAAGTATTTAGAAAAAAAGAGGGACATTTCTGCCCCTCTCTATTAATTTCCCATTTCTTTCAAACTTCGCACCAAGTATTCAGTGAACTGTTCCATTTTATCTGGATGAACTGTTTGTGGTGCTTGTTTAATTACTTTTCTGAGTGCATCCATTTCTTTCCACTCATCTTCAGTAAGTTTTTCTTGTTTTCCAGATGAAAGAGTCATAGATGTTTGCTCCCGTGATTATGTCCATATCCTAACACTATTTAAGGGAGATGTGATATTTCTTAATATTGTCTTTAGAGTGTTGTAAAAGTTCTTAACCAAAGAAATTTCCGAAAGAACCTTTATCATCACCAAATCCATTCAATCTATCTTCCAGTTTATCAACCAGTTGATCTACTCGAATAAGATTATCAATAGAACAAATCATTGAAGAGATTTCTCTTGCAACAAAAGGTTTTTCTTGACGTGCAGCATATGCAAGTGCATTACGCAATGCTGCTTCTGCTTCTTTTAGACTTTGTTCTACAGATTCAGATAGTGCCATTAATACTTAACCTCAGGGCTATTTTCACATTTTTCATAGAAAATCCCATTTTTATAACAGGATTTACCAGGTTCATAATATTTTACCACAGATGGTGGATTTTGTCTAACATTACATAAAGTTCCTTGCATTTCTGTAAAGTTTTCAAAGCACACAGCACCAACAAGGGGTGCAAGAAGTTGAATCGTATACATCAAACTTTCCGCAGAAGATAAGAACCATCACCTTTATCAACCCATTCTACTTGATCACCTTCTTTGAGATTTGCTGCTGCAAGTAAATCTTCAGGAAATTCAACATAGCAATCACCAGTCAACCCATCAACTTCAACAGGAAGACGCCACTTTACGACTTTATCGTATTCAGCATCAAGTTGTGCTCGCTTGTTATAGTATTCTGCTTCTCTTAGGTTATACTCACGGCACTTATCTTTCTCTTCTTGTTTTGCCGCAGCATCACACATTGCATCCAGTTCTTCTTCGGTATATTTGAGTGCTTCCATATCACTATGCCCCCACTCTGGCATACAATCATCAAAATCAACAGGTCGATTACCTTTTAGCAGAGAAAGAACTTCAATATTCTTAGTCAAATAGCTTTTGTGATACTCAATATTCTCATCCACAACATTTACGATAGTGTCGTAGATTTCTTGTGGTGTCACATCCTCACAGTCTAGTGCATCATGCAACCATTCTTCAAGATGCTCAAGAGAATGCTTTTTGTAGTCAAAGTCCATAATCAATCTCTGGGTTTGGGTTTGTTGCACTCGTTGCAGTAGTACGAGAATCCATAACGAAAGTATTTTACTACCTGGAAGTGGTTCTTGTCAAGTGGTTTCTCTTCACCACATTTACTACATATCCTTTTTCCATTGCTTACGAACTCGTTTGAGTTCTTTGAGTTCCATTTTAATGTTTTTGTAAGCAGTTTCAGCACTTAACTTACCTCCCATTTCAAGGGCAACGATGATATCAACTCTTGTGCTGAAATGAGAAAGTGCTTTTTCAAATGTATCGAGGTTTTCATACATTCTTTTCAATCCAGTTTTCTCCAGTCAGTATATCTATACGGACATCAACTGCATCAATAGAGTTCATTATCTCATAAAGAGTATTTGAGGTTTCAATATTTTCTTCTTCTAATCTTGCAATACGATTTTCAAGTTCAATAATCTTTGAATAAATGTCTGGTTCTTCGCATATCATTTCTTTTCTAGAAGGAGAAAAAAACCAAGTAACAAATGCTTTAATCATATCAAACCAATTTCTTTTAAATACTGCTGATAGCGCATAAACGATTGTAGACGAATAGGTATGCCTAAACTGTCGCAACAACGACAGTATGAGATAAACTCATACCAAGGAGATGTAGGATCTGTATCGCTCACAGAAATTGTCTCCAGAACTCTTCACCTTTTTGTAGTGCTAATATAACTGTAGTATGTTCTCTAGCGTGTCTGTCTAAATCTTGTGCATCAAAATAAATGTTAGATCTTTGAACAGCACAACGGAACACATCAGCCCATAGTTGTTGATTAGGCGTTAGACGCAGTTTCATTTTTGTTAAAACCAAACTTTGTTTTCTCTTCTTCTGCACGAAGTTTCTGCGCTAAACTACATACAGTTTCCATCACTTTAAGTGTGTCTTCTGTTGTAGCATTGGCAGGCATACGATTGCGTACAATATCAAACAGCGGAAAGAATTGTTCTGCTGCTTTTTGTACTTCGTCAGGAGTCAGTGGATTTGTATTCATTTGGTTTCTTCAAATCAGGGTGTGGTGCATAAAGTGGTCCTTCATAGTTGCCAGCAAATTTAGAAGTATGAAGTTGTTTAAGTGCTTCTGTAACTTCTAGAGTTTCTTCCCAGGTCCAGACATCTCCAGTTTTTCCAATAAATGATCGGGTTGTCATTAGAGTTTTCCTCCAACAGTTCCATCGTGTTTTACAATATTAGCATCATCCCACCCTTCTTGTCTACCTTTCAGGTAAAATCTTGTCCCACTAATACAAGATTCTTCTGTAAGTGCTGATACAAGACCTTTACCTTCTAGATCATAACTATCCCAAAGAAATTTTCCTTTTTGAACATAAAAACAATCATCAATTATCTTCTTTTCTTCCATTTTGCAGTACAAGTTGTCGTTCTATTTCGTATTTAACAGGGAGGAGATGTGAAGTAAAAAATGCTTCATAGTTATTCTTTCGCAGTAGATTAGAAATATTTTCTATCTGCTGCAGAGCAAGAATAAGATTAACTTTGGATGTCATTGTTCCTTTACCACACAAGATGTAGTGCATTTAAGATCACCAGAACTACCAACAACGGTAGATGTATGCTCAGGTGTTTTTTCTGGTGTTAGATTGTAAGAAACTGTTGCAGAAACGAAAAACACAAGAGCAGGAATCGCAATATAATACAAATAAGTTTTACTGTTCATTTTTTGGGTTTTTTAGTTCTTGTATTGCGAGTAGTGTTTCCCACGGAATCCACGCTGGATTTTCGTTTGCGAACTGCACCTGCACTTCCTTTACTTTTTGGTTTAGGCTTTTGCTCCACACTTCTCTTACGTTTTTTACTTGGTTCAACGGGTTCTCCATCACGATAATCAATCTTAATAGTTCTCTTATCTAGTTTATACCTTTCTAGGTATTTGTCAAGGTGTTCCTGGCACTCAAACCAGCAGATTGTAGAGTTCTTTTTTTCACCAAACTCCAATCTAAACCCAAACTTTTCATAGGGGAATAGTTCTGTGCTAATCATCTGGTGATATGTTCGTACTCAACCACTTTACCATACTTGAAGTGAATTCTACAACGGGGCCAATCATCATAGTGTCCATCCCAATTTGATGGATAAATCTCCACATATTTGGTGATTGGATGAACATGATATTTTCCATGAACTCCTGTAGGAATCCATTCATAATTTAAGAAAAAATGTTTATCATTATATCTTGGATCATCCTTCTCAATAATCTCAAACGTATTAGTTCCAGTATAATCACCAACCCACAAGTAACCAGCAGGATCTATCCAGAAGTGTGACATCGTGCCACTATATCCTTCTTCAATATCTTTGGTTTGACACTCTACATTTGTGAAGTTTTCTCCAAGATTATATGAAGAACGAACATAATCAAACATCCCCATCTTCTTTCTCCTCTACCAAATCACCAACAAGATTATCTATCTCATCAAACATCTCTTGAGTAAATGGAACTGTCTCTACTTTACCACTCTCAATATCATCTACCATTTGCTGAAGATGTTCAAGAAACTCTTTTGGTAGTGTGTCATCAATATTCAAGGAAGACCAGAACCATTCATAACACTCTTCATATGGGTCATCATACCACATTAGAGCATAATCTTTGTAGTTCCCAGTTACTAAATCTCTCCAGATACGAAAATTACCTCCAATGGTTTGGAACCATGAAGGAATCAAATGTGTGAAGATGTATTGAGTCCAAGTCATTTTAGATATCGCGGTTTTTCAGTATCAAACTGATAGAACTTCACATCTTTCATATCAAGACACATTCTCACAGTTTCGTGCTCTCTATGTTCTCTATCTGTTCCTTTATATATCCCTCTGCGTTGATAAGCACAGCACCAGACATTATAGTAGATTTTAGATTTCTCGTTCATTAGGACAATATAGGAAGTATTTGTATTCAGCAAGAGATCCATAGTGCCACTGAATTATATCACATTCTTTGTATGTACCAACTACTTTGGTGGACTGTGATTTATCTGTCTCGGTATTACTACCTGATGCCCAGACGATATAGGAAAGTACTAAACAAAGACCGATAAAAATAATACTAGCACCACCAAATCCACGCAGAAACTCTTTCAGAAATTGTTTATCGTCTTGTGTCATTGTTCCTCCCAAGGTGCGGGTTTAGATATAATTTGTTTTAATCGCTCTACTACTTCGGGATCTGGTGGTTTATTGATTGCTTCTATAAGAGCATCATATGCTTCTTGTGAAACATAAATGACTGGTGGTTTCTGGTCCAACCTTAACTTTCTTTCAGGAGAAATAGTGGGATTAAAAGCATCATCATATGGGTAGATATATTCCATATACCAACCTAATGATAGTCCCTCCCAAAATTCCTGGTATCCCCAAGTATCACCATCATTATAACAATCAAGACAGTTCCAGAAGTTACGGAATCCATCAAGGAAAAGTTCAAGTTTTGTTGGATTCTCAAACCTCACGGCAACTCCTCCTCCAAATAACGCAATCGTCTTTCAATCTGTTCAATATCATCATCGTGTCGTTCTACAATCTTTTCAAGTTCAGATTGAGCACGATGTAACCAGGTTTTGCGGTCTTGTTTCTCAAACCACCAAGATGTTTTAGTTTCAAACATTTTTAATCACGCGGTTTCATCACTCCAATAATAACGCAGTTTATCACCATCCGCAGAAATATTCAAGTGATAGATTTTACCATCATCACCGTAAACACCAATCCAGAGTGTCCTTTCATTCATACTTTCAAGATGAAACATTTGAATGTCTTGAAGTACGATTTCGTCTGGGTTTTCAGTAAATCTACTCATCGCAGTTTCTCTTGAAGTTGTTCTGCTGTATAAGTATCTCCATTATAATCGTAATATTTTTTTTCTGGTATCATTTCACAAATATAAGTTTTTCCAGAAACTTGTGGAAACTCATCCTTTACTTTTTCTTGGACATAGTTAATATCCCCAACATAGGGAGGGGAAAAAATAACATCATTCCAATAACCCTTATGTTGGTCCAAGAACTTTACACTTTCTTTCACCAAACTTGTATCGGATTTAGTAGATACAAGTTTGATATTAAAAAAAGCAAGTAGTTTATTAATTAGATTGGTCATTCTGCCTCCGTATAAGCATCCTGAACCATCTCTGCGATTTCCATTACTTCTGTTTTCATTTCGGCAGGTGCGGTCTTTGCGATCTCATCATAGAACAGAGTAAGGGCAGTCGTCAATAGAACCAGTTGGCGTTTTGTGAAGTTCATTCTATCACATCCTCAAAGAAAATTGTATGATATTCACCTTCTACTTCTTCAAAGGTAAAGTTTTCGTGCCAAGCATAAGGTAACATTTCTTTCACTGTAAAGATTTGATTTGGTTCAAACTTATCTTTATATGGACCAAAACCAGTATATCTGACTTTGTATGTCACTTCAATCTTTCCAATACATTACGAATATGAGATACTGAAAGATAAAACTCTCTGGTGTTTTGTCCTCCCAATACAATCGCATCAAGTTCTATAAGGGCTTCATTGATGAGTTCTCTGCGTTCTGCTTCTTCAAACATCGCATCAGGGTATGGTTCAGTCATTTTTATTCTTGGAATTGATAGCAATGTTATGAAATGCGTCTAATAGATCAGAACCAATATTTGATGCTAAACCACTTTCAGGATGTGTCCAAGGTTGTGTATCCCGTTCAAGTGCTTCTACCCTTGCTTTGAGTTCAGCATTTTCTACATACAAATCCTCCAAGATACTTGCGAGGTTGTAGTAGTTGATTTTACCTGTGATGTGGTTATCTGCTGTTGAGATTTCATCAAAGATTTGTTTCCATTTGAGTGATAGTTCAGTCATTAGTTTTATAGATTGGTGTTACAGAGATGATAGTATATTGTCCTCGTGCTTCAAGAAAGTGAGCGCCAGCAAGTGCCATTCTCATTGTTTCATGTTTTTGTGTGCGGAACTCGTTTGGGTCTGCTCTATCGTATTTGTAGGCAACTTGGTAATAATCTACAGTTGATGGATTGAAATTCTTGAGTTCGTCTTTAGTCATCACGATTTCCTCTCAATAGTTCTTTCAAGTTGTGCTTCTTCTTCTTCAAGTTCTTTCAGCAACTCTTGATATTCATTCACCCAGTGTTGAGAAGCAGCATCTTTGATAGTGTAAATGAAGTACTCAACAGCATCAATCAACATTCTGGTTTTTTGGAGTTTGTGCTGGTGTCTCATTTCAGTCATCGTCCGTATGCTTTAAGGTTACGGGGTCGTGTCTGAATTATATCACACCTAATCTGAAACCACTTCCAACGAAATGAAAATCCACACAAAGACCTGCTACCAAAACTAATCAGTAACAATGGGAAGATTTCAGTGGCAGGGTAATCATCCCATTGGACACCAATATCACATAGAGCAAACTTTGGGTAGTATGTGAGTAGTTGGAAATACCACTCGTGCCCAAAGTCTTCATAGTGTGCATAATCAAAGAGTTTCATCTTTCTGAACATAAAACAACTCATCGCGCCAGTTACGACCAGCAATATCAAAAGTAAAACCAACTCTTCCAATGGAGAATAGAACTGATAGTAACCTACCATAACCCATACTCATCTGAAAATAAGGCCATTCAATCCAGTTACCATACTCACCATAATCAACCGCAAATTGAAGAAGTGAGTATCGTTTTGTGGTAAGAAGAGTGAAATATACTTCGGTTCCGTAATCGTCTCTTACACCAAACTGAATCAGTTTCATACTCCTTCCTCCAGATTAGTCAGTTCTTCATCAGTCAATGCAGTTCCCATCGGACCTTTTTTAAGACGTTCCCACTCTGCGTCTGCCTGTTGCATATCATCAAACTTCTTCCTCAGGTCTTCACCCAAAGTTAGTTCAAACTCATCAGCAACCTTACGCATATCTTCTTCTTTTCGGTGTTCACCAAATGCGAGAGCACAAGCACCTTTCATAATGTTGATGTCATCGTGTCCCATCGCACGGGCAACGGTTGCGAAAAAGTTAAACAATTGATAAGTATTAAGATCTTCAGCAGGAACCTGAAAAATATAATGCTCTTCGGGGAGCATCATATCATCAAAACCACTACTGTAATGTGTAGAAGTCCATTCAGTATCGAAAGAAACTTTTAGGGTTGCTTTGTAAGTCATTGGAGGGGATTGATATGTAGACATAATAAAACCCTTGACTGAGAAAGTCAAGGGTGAAGGGACGGTTAAACAACTGGACTATGATGAAAGGATTTGCCTACATATTTTTCTACAACTCTGCGTATCCTCACTGCACTCAGTCAAGCACTCAAAATAGGAATTCATAAGTTCGTGCTGATCGATGAATTCATTTAGGGTTGGTTCAATTTGTTTCCATGCAGCTAATTGATTGTAAGAAATTAAGTTGTGCATAATGACCTCCACGCACAAAGAATATCATAATCAAGAATTTTCTTTCATTCTTATGACCTCATTATTCTACAACTATCTAGGTGATTTGTCAGGGATTCTTAACAATAATTTATGCCTACGAGTATATACCTACTGCGCTTTATGCAGCATTGATTCTAATTCATTAATCTGCACAAATTCTCTATGAGCTGCTTCTGAACGTGCAGAAAGAACATCAAGAATATCAGACATTACAGTTGCATTATCCACATAGTCATCCAGATACTTATCAATCGCTTCTTTTAAGTATCTGTAGCGATGCCACTCAGGTGAATATGGTTTATAATCCATGATAAAAGTTATGTGTTTAGGAATTATAGACTATCTATTTGTCTTTGTCAATCTCGTAGCACTTCTCAAATTTATCTCTCAACTCATTGATTTTAACTTGATGTTGAAACTCCATGATGTGATCTTTAATTTCTTTCTCTTCATCAGTTAACTCTAAACGATACTTGAGTTTGACATCAATCAAACGCACCATATCCATATAGAACTCAGTACCCTTGTGAATGAAATCGTCGTATTTCAATCACGAGTCCTCCAATCGGTTTCGTCTTCATCACGCCTAAACCAATCGTGCAAGTCATCAATACTTTCAAAATGTCTCTTACCAAATCTTTCGTTTCCAATCCCACCAATATCTAATTGATTGAGAAAGTCATCCATATCACCTTCAACCATATCAGGATTTTCCGCTTTTCTTCTTGCCTGGCGCAACATTGTAGCAGCAGAACGATTTGCTTTCGCAAGTTTCTCTGCCCATATCATTTCGCTTAATTCTACTGACTCTCTTTTAACAATCTTATCACAGATTGCTTCAAGACGAAGGCGATATTGCGTAGAAAGCATATTTATCTCCAGATATAGTTTATTTATTTTTAGATTCTAACTCTTTCATCAATTCTTCTGCAAGTTTCATAGAACGACGATGCATTAAATAACGAACCCATGGAAGTTTGGGATTATTCATAGCCCACCATTTCATAACCTCAAACTTATTTTTTACCAGTTGAGATACAAAAAATACTGCTTTTGCTACACTCTCATCAGTTACAATGAAGTATGCAGCAAAAGCAAATAATATAAACCAAATTGTGTAGGTGTTCATCGTCTGAGTAGTTTTAGATATTCTAAAACATGCTCACGAACTGCCATGAGTTCGTTGTAACACTTTTGATTGTGAGCGCATTGTCTCAGTTCATGATCTGGTTTATGAACGCTCTCAATGAATAAATCAAGTCCTCGGTTCCATTTAACATCTGGTGCTTCATCCATCTTTTTTAACTATTACAGGACAAGTTGGAATAGTTTCACGAATAATTTCAATTAATTCAGTTTTTACATATTCTGGCAAAACATTATTAGATTTAATTTTTCGGATTATGCCCAATGCTTGACTGCATGTAATTGTTGTCGTGAGAAATAGAGCGGACATTGCTCTCTCCTATTCTAATACTATTTAATCAAGTCATGACGGAGACAAACTAATTTACCAATCAAAACTCCATAATATAACATTTGAGCACGATTATCTGAATGATTTTTACTTTCTTCTTTTACGATACGGATAAGTTCAGTAATATCATTCAGGTTTAAGTCTGTGTCGTGAATGTTGTGTTCAGTAACTTCCATTAGTCCCAAGAAACGTTTTGTACTAAGAATCCAGGCATTACATAAGTCCAAGCACCCAAATCATTACTTCCGCCTACTTTGTATTCCCACTTATATTCAAACTTATTATGACTATCCCAAGTCATATATCCATCTTCTTTATCAAATCGTCCCTTAATAGTGAGTCCGTGCTTGTTGGAGAAGATATTGCGAGTGCGAAGTGCTCCACCCTTTTCACGAGTTTCAATCACCACACACATATCAGGATAGGTTTGAATACCTTGTTCTAAGATACAGGGAGTTTCATATCGGAATGGACGATAATAAGTTTGTTCTGGTGTTGCAAGTGCAGGAGCACCAGAAAGAATCAAAGCAAGAGCAATCAGTTTTTTCATCCTACAACCCTCCAACATACGGTAGCATTTCCTTTACGTGCAGATTCAATGTGAGCAAAAGCAGAATAGGAAAGATCTAAGTCAGCATGAGAATAAGGTCCTCGATCATTAACTCTCACAATTACTTGTTTTCCATTATCTTGATTCGTAACCCTAATTTTAGTTCCCATAGGCAAGTAAGGATGAGCAGCAGTCCAACGGTAAGCATCAAATCGTTCTCCGTTTGCAGTAGTTTTACCATGAAAACCATCACCCATTCCGTAGAATGTAGAGATTCCACATGTGAGTCCAGCAATCAATCCAATCATTTCGTAATCTCCCAGTGTTCATTACCATTTTTCTGTACCCAAAAACAGTATTGACGATTGATGGATACTAGAAAGAATTTATCATTGGTTTCTTGTTCAATCTCACAGGAATGAAAAGAACTCATGATATTCACAAAACGATTCTTTGCTTTAGAACTCAAAGGAGTTACATTCACAAAGCGTTTCTTTGTCTTTGGAGCTTTCATTGAGATCATTGTTTTTCAACCTCCACAAAGGTTATTGTAAAGGGTTTGGTGAGGTGTGTCAAGAGACATTATAAAACCCCTCACAGCGGACTGTAGAGGGGTATGGGACGGTTTATGAAGTGGTTCTGTGCTTAATCTAATGATTCCACAATATTAATTATAGTTTTTTTGTCTATTTTTAAAACCTTTTCAATATCTTCATTGGTAAAGTCTAACAATTTAAGAGTATGAATAAGTTTTTTTATTTTTTCAAATTCTTGATATTCCATTTTAACAATATGTCGCAATCATGATTATTCTTCTTTGGTTTCTTAGAGGTTGTCCTCCAGAATGGAGTCCCTCAAAGGAAATAATTGCATCTTCTTTGGGTTGAAAATAGTAAGTTTTTTCATCTCCATATACAATAGTTTCTCCCTCAGCATTATTCAAGTAAATTAAAAGATTTTTATGAGGAAAATTATGATCTACATGTGGGATAGTTGGGTTTCCGTCAATATAATATGTACAATTAAAGTTAACTCTGAAAAGAGAATTAATTTCAAAAGAATTAAAAATTGCAATCTCTTTAATTACTTCATTAACTATATTAATATATTTTTCTGATGTTACTCTTGGATATAAGTTATCCTTCATTGACTGTGTGGGACGTTCTAACACACAATGACTGTAAAATGGAACATCAGTATATCCATCGCATTTTTTATTGTAGGTGCTATATTCAGTCCAATACCAAGCGAAAGTTTTACTTAAAACTTGTTTTTTTAAAAAAAGATAATTTTCTGTCAATGGATTTTTAAGTTCTTCAATCATTTAAATTAAATTCCTTCTTCATAAATTCATACAAACTTTGCTCATCTCTAGCATGATTATCCCAATTTTCTTTTAGATTATCCCAATATTCTATAATTTCTTTTAATCTAACTTCAGTATCTTCAACGTTTTTATAAAATTCATTTTCCATAATATTGTTTATAGTCAAGGCAGGATAATTCATGCCATTTGCTATGCAACTGAATCCTCCTTTCTCATAGTGTCCATCTTTTTTATCTTTGATGTCCATGCTTAATTTAAATTCACAGTCATTTAAAATTCTACTTGAATCGGTTTCTCTGCCAGTCACATCTCTCCAATAGTCAGTGTCATCTCTTGCGGAAAGTTTGTAGTGCAAGGAAACAAATTTTGCAAAATTATCGTATAATTTAAAAGTCGAATAGTTATATACATCAATATCCCACTGATTTACTTTTTCTTTACTTAAAGCATCGACTAATTTTAGTAAAAATTCATGAACTGTAAAAAGTCCATTACTTTCTAAAGGTTCTATGAACCCAGCAGATAATCCAATTGCAACAACATTTTTAAACCAAGTTTTTTCATGAATACCTATTCTCATTTGTATATTTTTAAATTCTAAATCATCATTGATTCTTTCACGATTTGGAATAGTTGTTTTAGTTCTTAAATGTTCTTTAAACTCTTCTAGTGCTTCTTCATCTGTAATATATTTGTCGCTATAGACATATCCTGTTCCTATTCTGCTCCACAAAGGAATATTCCACACCCAACCATTACCAATGGCAGTGCAGTTTGTATAAGGTTCTAATTCTTTTTCTTTGTCAATATAAGGTATTCTTGTAGCCCAAGCTTTTGTATTAGGAAGAATATCACTATATGAATTAAATTTTACATCTAGTGATTTGCCCAGCAATAAACTTTTCCAACCAGTACAATCAACAAAAAGATCTGCAGTAACAACTAAATCATTATCCAAAAGAATTTCGGAGATTCCATCTTCATTTGAAAGAACATGATTGACATTTGCGGAAATAAAATGAACTCCTCTTGGAATACAATATTTGTTCTTTAACCAATCTGCAAATTTAGATGCATCAAAATGATAAGCAGAGTCATGTTTCAGATTAAAATTTCCAAAGTAACCGTTTTCATTTTTACTTATTTTATTTTTTTCAATTAATGAAATTGCAGGGAAAAACGTTTTTGCATAATCAGTAGGACAAGTATCTTTATATAAAGTTTTTTTGAGTAACCAGGTATTGTTATTGTATAATTCTTTATTATCAACATAAATTTTACCAAAAGGATAATGGAAATGTCCGTAATCTTTTTGATAGAAATCCGTAAATTTAATACTTAATTTAATTGATGCATCAGTCTCTAAAATAAAGTCTTTTTCATCAATTCCCAGCGCATATAACCAGTATTTGATATGTGCTAGTGTACTTTCTCCTACACCAACGGAAGAAATTTTTGGACTTTCGATTAAAATAATTTGTTTTTGTGGAAAGAAATTAACAAGGGTGGCGGCAGTCATCCATCCTGCCGATCCTCCACCAACAATTACGATAGAATTAATATTTTTATTTTTCATTACTCAAAATCTAGCAAATTGAACCATTGAAAATCTTCCCATATTTTTTTCAAGATATTGTGCATTCATTTCTATTTTTTCAACACTATGTTTAATCACAGATGGAAAGATTATTGTTTTATTATTATCAACTTCTATTTTAATATCATAATCATCAAATATCAAATTTCCATTTTTAAATCTTTTTGGTTCTTTAAAAAACCAAGTTATTGCTGAAAAATATGCTTGATCTGCATGTTTTTCATAATAGTCTGAATTTTCATAATATGAAATTAAAGTGGTGTCTGTATTGAGACAGTCTTGTTTAAAAAACCAATGTGGATGATTTTCCCAAATAAATTTTCTATGAACAAAAATTTTTCTATTTACCGCCAAAATATTTGAATATTTTCTATCAGCATATACGTTATCTAACCAAACTCCAATATTTTTTTTCAAATAAACATCATTTTCAACTGCAGATCCAGTCTCTTCGGGAGAAGACATTTTTTCCCGATGACAAATAAATTCTAATTCTTGCCAAATTAAATCTAATTCGTCTCCATCAAATAAATCATTAACAATAATATATGGAAATGGTTCACAATAATGTTTTACATTCATTTCAAATACCTCTTTAAAATTATATCGTAATTAATTTATAAGCAAGTGTTATTCTTAATCCAAGAAAATCTTTGGAAACGGGTTGAGAAAAATGCTTTATGTATCCAGCAAAATAAACACCAGAAAATGGTTCTGGATATACTGTATAAACATCTTCTTCGCAGTCAAATACAGTTGCTCCAGCATATTCAATATTCCAATAATCATTGCAATAAATTAAAAGCGTTCTTGAATTCTCTCTGGTATCATCTTCATGAAGATATCCTTGCTGTCCAAATGTATGCCCATTTAGATAAATTCGTTGAACCTTTACATCTTCATTGCAATAACATTTAATATGTTTTTTGATTGAATCAAATAATATTTCACTAAAAAATTTATTATTTTCTACATTTAAGTACCAAAATAATTTATTTTTATTTTCTTCATTGCTGGAGCCACTAAATTTCCATCCTGGAGAATCATTAGATTCATTCAGTAATTTTATTTCATTTAATAACTGAACTTTTTCATTATCAGTTAATATATCCAAAAGTTTTACTATCATAACAAGATAAAGACAAATTTTTAATTATGTGGTTTTCCTAAATGTTGGTATAGATCTACCTCGAATTACAACTAAACCATGTCCACCGGGATTATCATTGTAAGCTCCGTTTCCACTTCCTTGAATGCCAGCTCCGCCTGCATATGGAGTACCCCCACCACTAGCAAAAACTCCGTTAAGGGGAGATAATCCTGGAAGACCTAGATTACTAGATGTCATTCCATATTCTGTCATATTTCTTGATGATCCTCCGCCGGGACCACATCCCCCGGATCCGGGGGATCCTTCACTAAATGTTGCTCCTGGGACAGATCCTGGATCGCCTGAACCACCAGCCCATTGGTTATTGTGTCCACAACCACCACCGCCGCCAGAACCACCACTATCACCACCAAAACTGCCTGCAGGTTGTCCTGAAGAAGTTCCTCCTCCACCACCTCCAGCGGCAGTATAACTTTGAATAGAGCTACCATTTCCAGGATATCCTCTACCAGCCTGATAGAGGGTTCTTTGTCCACCAGATCCAGTTGTAATTTGGAGTGTTCCTTGAGCTGGAAAATTTTCATTATAAAAAACGAGTCTACCAGCGCCACCACCACCAGAAGTATGCCCACTTGGCATACCGCCAGTTCCGCCACCACCACCTACCATAAAAGCAGTGATAGCACTCCCTCCTGCAGATGCAGCAGCTCCTCTAATAAATTTACTTTTTACATAACCAGCAGCTGTGGTTTTCCCACCAATAGTAAGAGTTCCTGTTTGATTTTGATTACTTCCTTGTGGAGTTGTATTACTAAATACATAAAAAGTACTACTAACCCCAACAACTTTGCTAGAGCCTGTTCCAGTAATAGAAGTAACTTCTGCAGCAAGACTATTTAATCCAGAAATATCATCAGTTACGTGATAAATCGTACTTAGTCTGTTTAAGATGTTCATGGTTTAATTTATGTCTAAATTAAAATGATCGATGATACATTGTGGAGGAGTTGGCCAAGTAAAGTCAAGTGGATCTGTAATTGTAGATGGAAAATCTCTCAATGCTTTTCTATATGCTAATAGATTATCTTTTTCTTCTTCCGTAATTGGATAATCAGAATGCATTAATTGATCTGTCTCAACTAATCTTGCATTTCTTTGACTTCTCATCAAATTCCACATTTCAACTTCTGAAATTTCTTCTACTTTTCTTGGAACTACATTCCATGTTAAAGCATCAGAATCCCATTCTAATTCTTCTGTGCTAGTATCATGTGCTGGTTTGAAATATGGACCCGTTGCTCCAACATCAGCAAGCTCTTCATCTGTCCATGAACTTGGTTCAGTTCTAATTTGCCCAGATGACAAAAGTATACTGGTAATAAAAATTGGTTCGGTGCCATTAAAAGAAAAATACATTGTTCTGTCCATTTATTCTCTCCTTTGAGAAATTACGAAATAGTTTCGTATGAAATTACAACATCAAATGCGTTAGAAGCTGATGATGTAGCAACAAGAGATGTATTTTCCGTTAGATAAAGCGAAGATGCTCTATCAAGAACAACGAGAGATGTTTGTGATGTAATACCAACGTTCTTAGTAATACCATATGCAGTTCCACCGCCAGCTGCATTATTGTTCCAAGTTAAAGTAAAGTTAGCGGTACTGGAGCTTACGTTACATGCTTCAACGAAATTAACTTTATATACAACTCCACTTGCTGCAGCGTTAGAAAGAATAGATGTTGCACTGGTATTGGATAATGCTGTTGCAGTGGTTATTCCATTAATAGTCGCAACATTAACAATATTTGGGTTTGCCATTGTTTACTTCTTTTCGTTTGGTTTATTTATATTGTTATTTATTATATTCTCAAGTCCTGAATTCATCAAATTTTAATATCTTTTTGAAAGCAATTGCCTTTGCAGACGTCACTGAAGTTAAATTTGTCAGGTTTGCACCATCTCCAGAAAAAGATGTTGCAGTTACTACACCAGTGATGTTCACTCCACCTGCACAAGTTACAGCATAACCTGCAGAAACAACTGCTCCGTTATCTATTACTGGAGCTCCTGTTCCTAATCTATTCGTTATTTGATCTACTTTGAGTGTTGACATTTTAAATCACAGTGTAAAGTGCTATTATTTGACCTATAGGAGCTAAAGGTAAATTTGTGAGGGCAGATCCATCTCCATAAAAAGATGTTGCAGTAATAACTCCAGATACATTTAATCCACTGGTTGTTAAAGCATAACCTGGAGAAACTGAAAGCCCAAAAGGAAAACTAACAGCTATTCCTGTTGTTGATGGTTCTATACTATTTACTCTAAGTTGAGATGACATGATTTTTACTATATAAAAGAAAGAGCAATTCCTTTTGAAACATTTACTCCTGGTAGATTTGTAAGTGCAGATCCATCTCCAGAAAAAGATGTTGCAGTTGCGACACCAGTAATACTTACGCTATTTGCAGTTAAAGTTTGATTCGCTGCTAATCCCATACCTTTAGGAAAAGTGATTGCACCTGTTCCTTCACCATTAGAAAGAGAATTAACCGTTATTTTCGACATAAAACATTCCTCCCCTTATAGTACAGAATATGAAACACCGGCACCAACAGTAATAGTTTGTCCAACACCGATTGTAATTGGACCTATCTGAGCATAATTAAAGTCACTATTGGACAGAGTAATAGAAGATGTTATAACGTTAGGATTGGAAATAATAGTGGCTGTCAATATACCAACGCTGACTTCATCAGAAGCAGAAACTTCTTGAATTTGTCCGTTATTTGGATTATAAACTAGAGGAATTCTTTCTGGCATTGATATTGTCCAATACTAATTTATTTATGTATTTATAGTGGCTGTACCACCACCCCTCAATCCCAATATGAGACTAGAACCAACAAGGTTAATTGTTGCTGCAGTATTTGGATCTCTTCTACCAATAGTGAGAGTTTTGTTAATGGTAACTACACTTGTTGTCAGTCCAACATTTGTTACTGCAGCACCCACAAAGTTTAAGTGAGTGATTCCTGTGCCGACAAAATCACTGAAACTATTGGAGGAAATACCAAGAGAACCGCCACCACCGCCACCAGAGATGCTAACATCAACAGTGGTTCCATTTAGAGCAAATGTATTACCTGCTCCAATAAAGTTAATTTGCGTAACGCCATAACCAACCAGAGTTCCAGCCGATTGAATACCAACGCCAATACCACCACCAACAAATTGTGCAGCAGTTACGACACCAGTTACATTCAAATCACCACCAGAGTTCCAAGAAGGACCACCTGCTGAAAGTTTAGGAGGTGTTACTGTTCCATCTGGTATGGTATTTAATGAAAGTGCAGTTCCAAGTAACTTACCAGAAAATGTAAGTCCAGAAGTTGGTGCAGGACCAGTAAAGGTGATATTAGAACCAGAAATTGTATAATCAGTTCCTGGTGCCTGAATAACACCACCAAGATTAATATCAAGTTGTTGAGCATTAACTGGAGAAACTGCTGTTCCCCCAGAAGTTAATGCAAAAGTTAATGTGACTCCATTAAAAGAACCACTGATATCATCAAGAACTTGAATATTCGCTGCAGTTGCTGACGAATAACTCTGCCATAGGGTTCCATTCCATTGATAAGAGAACCCAGATGTGGAATCCGTATATACGCTGCCTATACCAGGATTATTTGGAAAATTTAATGCCACGGCACTTTTATTCTACTTCTTTTACTTATTTATAACAAAAAAACCCCTTAGGGGCAATCTAAGAGGTGTGTAAAAAAGAGTTATTTTATTTTTACTCAAATCAATGATTTTAATACCCATCCAGTTGTATTATCTGCCTGATATGCATCTTCATCCCAACAATAGTATAAACATGCTTCTACTTCTGCATCAGTACGAGCAGGTTCTGTGCCCAGAGGTGATATCCAATGAGCAGTTGTGTTGTCTAGAACCCACGAAGCAAAAGGCTTAGGAGGTACAAATGCATCAAGTACTTCATTATATGAATAACCAATACCGGCAAAACGAGTTCTTATATTGTTATTATATGATGTTTGTTTCCAATTAGTATCTACACCAAAAATTTTCTTACAAAACGCAATTCCAATTTCTTCCACTTCTACTCCATTAATATCTGAAGTATCTTCGTTACTCACAACAATGACTTGAGTAACTATGTTATTTTCGTCTAGTTGTGCAAAATGTGCCATTGTTTTATGTTAAGTATTTACTAATATAAAAGTATTCTATTATAAAATTTATATCCAACGAGTTTTGTATCTAATTAATACAACACCGGGACCTCCTGAACCTCCACCCAGTATACCACCATTATTACCAGCGCCACCGCCGCCTCCACCAGTATTAGTTGTACCAGGAGTTCCAGGAGTATTAGTACCACCAGGTCCGCCACCACCTGTTCCACCCGGAGCAGCAGGCCAGCGTGTCGCTAGATTTTCTTGTGCGGCATTGCCGCCGCCACCACCACCTCCGCCAAACCATCCACTATCACCAACAGAAGTTCCAAAATATGGAGAAAAGTCTGTGCCAATGCCACCAGCTCTAGCATAATTCAGCCCCCATCCTCCAGGAGGTGGGGCTACATTTGAACCGGGAGCTCCTGCGCCGCCACCGCCGCCACCAGAACCTGGAGATGAGGGATTTCCATAGGCAATAGCTTGAGCTGGAACTGGGTATGGATCTGCTAAACCACTACTTGCACCACCAGAACCGCCAGGATAACCATCGACAGGTCCACCATTACTTGCCCTACCACCACCTCCTCCTCTGGCAGTTAATATTCCAACAAGACTACTATCACTTCCTCTAGGTGTTGTGGTAAATCTTCCAGCAGGATTTGAACCGCTTCCTATCGAAACTGTGTAACTTCCCGCTGTTAAGACATGTCCTGGTAAAAATGCAACCCCACCTGCACCTCCGGCATTACTGTTGTATCCATCTCCACCTCCTCCACCACCGGCAACGACAAGAACATCAACAGCATCTCCAAAAGAACCAACAGAAGTAACTGAAAGAGTTCCTGACGTAGTAAATTTATGAATTGTATAATCGCTATAGTAAACTATTGTGCCACCTGAAGCGATTATTCCACCAGCAGCCGCTCCCCCACCACGAACAAAACTATCTCTTTGATAACTCAATAAATGCCCATCGCTTCTAGTATTTTGTCTCTTATTCTTATTAGTGGTTTTTGCTCCCATTTTTTTTTACCTACTTCAATTATCAGTGTCGCCAAGAATTTGGTAGTTTACAGCACTACCAATGCCAGATCCTCCTAGAGCAGGAGCTCCAACTTCTACAACAATTTTGTCTTGATTAGTCAAAACCAATGGATAGTTTGTTTCAAAAAAGAATGTTTCGTTTGCTGCCAAATCAACCTTTGATAATCTATATGCAGTATATCCATATCCAGTGATAGCATCAACACCACTTGGATAAACATATAACGCTGATGTGCAAGTTGCAAGTCCTGTATTGTGAGCAATTAATCCACGAACATATGTTGTTCCTGCAACTCCAGCCCCAGTATTTGTAACTCCTGCTGTAAAAATACCAACCGTCGCAATACCAGTAACTGATTGTACACTTAAAAGTTTTGTTCTACGAAGTGCCATTTTACTATCTTTTTAGTTATTTATGTTTCATCCAAAAAGCATACTGTCAAGTTCTGTATAACCAGCAGGAATACTTAGTCCAGTAAGATTTGCTCCATCACCACTGAATGATGTTGCAGTAATTGCACCTGCACTAACGTTTCCTGCGTCATAAACAGTAAAACCAGTTCCTACGGTTAATCTGCTACCATTTTGAACTGTTGCAGTATTACCAATAGAAACACCATAATTAAAAATCCAAGCATCAGTTCCTAATCCAGAATAATGACTTTGTTTTACCCACATAATTTGTTTATTAGTAGGTAAATCACTATTGACTCCATCAGTAGGAATATCAATAATTGGTGTTCCTACAGTTGATGCAATTGAAATGCCACCATGATTGGCAGTAATATCATTTGCTACATTGTTACCAAGAACATCTGTCGTAATACCAAGAGTGATGTCTTTATCATTAATTTGAAGGGTAGCAGCGTTTAAAATTACTGAGGTGCCACCAACACTTAATGTTCCATTGACTGTCGCATTTGTAACAGTAATACTTGGATTACCTGTTAATCCACCCGCGTTTCCAGTTACATTACCAGTTACATTACCAGTTACATTACCAGTCAAATCACCACTAAAACTAGAAGCAGTAACTATACCCGCTAGATTTAAACTGCCATTAAGTGGATTTAATAATTGGGCTTTTGTTTGCGCCATTATAACCCTTTAGATACTTTTATGCTTTGAATATTTATAATCTAAACAGATTGATGTTTTGGAAGTTTGGGTAATAAATCAAAAGAAATAATCGTTCGTTGCTTTCTTGACTGATTGGGATGAGCGAAATGTAAAGTATAGGAAGGAACAATAAACAGTGTGCCCTCTTTCACATCTTGTGGATATGCAAGAGTTGTTGTATCTGTTCTTGGATCTTGCCAGGGGGCAAGAAAACAAGTAGGAGTATGATATTTTGAGTCATACTCGACATAAAGAACACCAGAAAATCCCCAACTTTTATGGTTGTGAATACCTTGATAGTCTCCTTGTTTATATCTGACTACCCAACAATCAGTCATGCTACAAGTGACTTGTGCTTCCCGACAAAACTCATTTAATTCTGGACGAATAATTTCTTGAAAGTAATGTAGATATGATTTCTTGTTAGTGCTTCTGTCTGTCTCAAAAGTTTGCAGAGTGGTTCTTAAAAACTTTTGAGAGTTAATACGATTTAACAAACCCTTCTTTTTAAAATCCCAGTCATCAATCTGATATTGATAGGAAGGGTATTCAAAAAGTGGTGCCTTCATTTTGCTTTATCCCAAGCACATTCAGCTCTTTGTCCATCTTGAAGAACATAATGGAAAAAGATTTGATGATAATACAACCCTTCCTTTTCTTTCTTTTTACCATACCAAGTTTTTTCATACTCAGTTGGCATTGGTTCGCGCCAATGTGGACGTTCACAACCTTTGTATACCATACCATCACCAGGTTGAAGAATCACGGAACGGTTCTCACCAGGAACTAATACCTGTGTTTTCTTTTCGTCGGTATAAGTATCTGGAGTTTTAATCCAAATAGGCCAGTCGGCATTTTCTCCAGTTAAATTGGTACTGACATGAACAGTTACAGAGATTTCACATGCATCACGATCAGCATGACGAGTCAGTTCTTGTCCAGGATAATAAAATCTATCGTAATAATAGGTATTATAAAGTTTACGTCCCAGATGTTCTTCCAGTTTCATACGAATACCAGAGTGAATCGCACGATACTGTGGATGCCAATAGCGTGAAGTAGAACCTTCAACCTGCTGTTCAACAGGAACATGATTGAAGTGCTCTGGATTCTTATCCCAGTAGTTGTACTGTCCTTTCTGCTCAGGAACAGGGTGATAAAGTTCTTCAGCATCCCAAAGATTTTTAATCACCAGATATCCATTTTTCTCAAAAGATTCATTGCGAGTCCAGGCAGTACCTGTATTCGTCCTTTCCTGCCATTGCAGGTGTTCTTCTGTCATTTGTTCTGCCATAGTTATACCTCTTTTTTGGTTTTTAATCCTCCCAAAATCCATCCTTCACCAGGACATTCTTTTGAGAACTTTTGTTGTTCACCATTATTCCAAAGTTTTCTGCCAACTTTTGTTTGACCTATTTTATTACGAACTTCTGGTGGTGTTATTTTACCATAATTTGGATTTCCTTCACCTTTATTATTTTTTCTAAACTTTTCTTTTGACTCTTCACTATGTTTTCTGCCAATCCAAGGATGTGGTTTAGTTTCCCAAACTTTTTTTATTTCTTGTTTTAAAAGTTCTCTTGTTTCTATTGAATGCGTTTTACCGTGAAATGGATTATTTTCTCCTTCATAAGATCTACGATTTTTTACATATCCGTTATTTTCTATTTGATGTTGACGAATAATTTTTTTCGTTTCTTCTGTGTGGGATTTTCCATAAAAAGGATTTTTTTCACCAAATTTTTTCTCCGCATAGTAAAATCCAGTTGTTTTTTGCCTTGCTTTATTTGCAAAATGTGGATTTTTATCTACTTGATAAAACTTATGTAAATCTACTTCGGCTTGAAGTGCTTCTTCCCTTGTAGAAAATGTTTCAAGAACTATCTTATTAGTTGGACTAAAAGTTTCGTCGTGATAAGAACCAAGATAATCATCATCCTCTGAGAGGCAGTTGCAGGTTCTACAACCTATGTAACCCCTCCCAAATTCTTCATAAGAGTAATAGACATAATGATTTTCCATAGTTTATTTTAATGGATATCGGTGGAAGTATTTATGTTACCTCCACCGAAGTTCTTCATTTCCAACGTGGCCCACACGTCCAACCTACCAAACTCTTACGGGTTCCTTTTGTAACTTTAAGAACTCTATGCATTGTGCGAGAATCAAACAAAATCACAGTACCACGCTTACGAGGAGCAATATAACTATTTCCTCCCTCATCAAGCAGTTGTAGGTTGCCACCTTCATAGTCATCAGGATCGCTCAACTGAACCACAAAGGACAGTTTACGAACAAGTTCAATATTTTCATTTAAGAAATCTTGTGCAAGTCCTTCTTGACGATTACCAACAGTTACTGGTTTGTATTGAGTGGCAAGTCCTGCATCATTGTGCCAACCATAGAACTGTCCTTCACTATACTTTGTGAACTGCATTGACTCTCCATCAATACAACGGAGATCATATAGGAAGTTCTCGCGGTTTGCTCTTTGAATGTAATGCCACACAAATCCACCAACCCAGTGATTGGTAGGAATCCATGCGTTTTGAGAAT